GTGTGTCCCATGATTCGCCGTTACTGTCAATGAACATACTTGCCTCACTTAACTAGGATTAGGAAGAAGCCACCTCGTATCGTTCCGGTTCAATTAGTGCGCCCGTATCACGAATGCGGGCTAGCTCAACCGTGAACTCAATCACGACATTGTTTTCAAGTTCTTGCGTTTCGCTCATTGCAGAAATGATACCAGGGAAGAGCCAACCAACGCTACCTACGGTATTGATGGCTCCATCCATCATGGCGAACGTCAAAACAGTATCGTTGATGAACGAATCATAGAGGGCATCGAGGACAGTATCGGTTCCTTTCTCGTAAAGATAACCGAACGTCAATTGAATCGATTTGTTGCCTGGTACGGCATATTGCCAACCGCTTTCACGGCTCATAATTTTGTTGATCGACTTGGAAACGTCGGGCGCGGAGACGTTGACTACTTTGTCAATTTCCACCCATACTGGCGTTCCGTAGTCGGTCGAGTAGTACAACCGCATGTTCTTACCGATTGCGGTTACCGCTGTATCTGCCATCTCAAAAGCTCCTAGAGCGTGTTGCGCTCGGTAATTGTGTAGTTGTAAGTTTGTAGAGCCTGAAACGCGTTCATCGTTTCAAGTTGCTCTGCGTTATAGAGTGGGTCGCAAGTGTAGTTGAGCATCGTGCAATTAGCCAAAACATCGCCATGTTGCCGCATGCAACGCTCAATCTGATCAGCAAACGTGATCCACTTTTCGGCTATTTCATCGGTACTTAAATCGCTATTGATTTCGCCTGTCTGTTCAAGGGCTCCCACAATCTCGATCGATACCACAAAGTTTTGTGTGTAGCGTTTGCTGCGGTCGGCTTGACTCGCTTCCTTGCTCTTGACCATCACGTAAACGGTTGGGTAGTTGGTCAAGTCTTCGAGGTGGTAGGCGTGCGTGTACGACCTACGAACATCGACCACATCAAAAGCGAATTGCCCTTCGATGTTGGTCTGTTCGGTGATCGTATCGACAATCGCCTGTACTAACTCTACGGCTCGGCTCAACTTCGTTCTTTCCGTTTGGTATGGATGCGTAGTCCAAGTTGCCTTGTATCCAAGTACCGCAAACATTGCATCCCGCTTGTCGGCAAGATTTGGTAAACTCCATCGGAATCTACAATCTCATCGCCGCGTTGCGGTATGCCAAAGTTCGGTATTTCAGTTCCGCTGTAAATGTAATCGCGTGAGATTACGCGGATCACATTGCCATCGCTGCCGATCTGCTCCCATTCACTTTGGCCCAGCGTGACCGTAATTTCCGTAGAACTGGAAGCCCTACGGAAAGTTACGGTTCGCGAAACGTGATCGCTGAGCGTATCGAGTAGCCAGCTTACGCCATCGCTCAATAAATCAGCCATCACGTCACCTCAAGCGTTAGGAATGATCGTCAACGCTGGTACGTGTACCGTTGAGGTCAACGTACACAATTGCTGGTCCGCTGCCTTTGTCGTAGGCGGCGGTTCCAATCAAGATCTTGCCGCTGCCACTGGTCGTAGCTGCCACTTGCGTCGATTCAGTCAAGTAGACCAAATCGCCCGCTGTAAATGTGGTGCTGGTTCCACAATCGACCGCATACACACCGGCACATGGCCCGCGTGCAACACGACCGCTCTCACCACCGGATAGTTCGGTGATCACCATCGCTTTGCCGTCAGCGGCTAGGATGATATCACCAGAGTCTTGATCTGCACTTAATGTTACTTCCCGCTCATCGGCGGGATGGTATAGCACTGCTGCCATAGCTTCTTATCTCCCAATTTGTTTGGCAATCTGTCGCGAAATATTGCGCCCGATTTCCCGCAAGGGCTCGAACGATTTATGTTTGTCGTGGTACTCGATCAGCTTTTGAACTGTATCAAGTCCCTGTCGTTTAAGTGATACCTTTACTTTCGGAGGCAAATCGAGCGTATCAATGCTTGTCTGCTCTTGAACAACTTCGACCGGATCGCTCGCAATCGTTGCTTGCTTTGCATCGGGCTTTTGCTCCTGAACGATTTCGTATTCAGCTGGAAGACTTGCAATCTCGCCTTGCTTCAAATCAATGACTTGCGGCTCGGTGACATCCTCTTCTTTGCGTGCCCAGCCAACCGCAAGAAGCGATTGGATAGTACCGCTGCAAACGCTCGATACGTCGGCATCCATCGAATAATCGACGCCTTGAATCGAGACTGGTCTGTTGAGCAAAATTCGCATGATACGCTTTCTCCGTTGCCACCACCCGCCCCCAATCCACGAAGTGAGGCAAACGCTTCATGGAGGCGGGCTTGCGAGGCTTGCTTACAGCGAAGCCGATTGATTGTAGACAAAGCCACGCCAATCGAGAGCCTTAGCCCCGATGTAGTGGCGTACGTCGATGTTCAGACCGAATCGACCGTTTACCAGTTCGGTGGTACGCACCACTGGGGCACGCCCTGCACCTTGCAAGTAAACGAACTCGATCGTGTGAGCTTCGCGGCTCACCAAGAACCAAGTCGAAGTCGATCCACTGCGCGAAGTCTTGGTAACTGGATCAATCACACCGTTGGCCAAGCGTGCTTCGCTCACAGGCTGTAGGCCATACTGCGAAAGCGGGTTCACTTCGCCTTCGTTCGCGTTGGTGGTCGCATTGCGAGTCGATTGCGTCAATTGAATCGCAAGATCCATCAAATCAGGCGCAACGATAATATGGCTTGCAGCCAAGTTCAGAGTGGCATCGCCATCCTTAAACTTGCTCATGGCCGCAATCGCTGCCGACAAGGTAGCACGAGCCAAAGCGGCGGAGCCAAACTTGTTGCCATCGGTGGTGTTGAACAATGCCCGCGAAGTAGCCGACAAGGTTGGATTGGCCAGCAAAATGTTCGCACCAAGATCAGGACGCAGACGAGCTGCGGCTAAACCGAAATCGCGGGGCGTGTCGGCCAACTTGCCGAAATTGTCGCCCAGCATATCGGCCTCATCGATCTCCATTTGCTTTGCGAAACGCTCAACACGAACCTCTTCAGCCGAAGTCGAACGGTACGCCTGCGAAGCGGTTCCACCGATCGGCAGGTAATCGAGATTCTGCGCCGCAACCATGCGAATGCGTTCGTGCTTTTCCATGTCAGGGTTTTCAGATTCGGTCGTCCACCCTTGAGTGAAGTCACGAACCTCATTGTACCCTTCCAAGACTTTTGCACCGATGGTAGCACCATAGAGGTTGCTAACCGCACCGGTCGAGAAAGCGGCACGCAAAAGGTCGGTACGATCGACCGGAACCTCTTGACCAGCCACACGCAAAGCATGGGCAGTAAGCTCAAGCATCGTGGCGTTTCGGAGCTTGTAGGCTTGCTCAAGAACTTGGTTTTTAGCGTCGCCTGAAGCCTTCAGCCACTCGATTCGGCAAGCATCGCGGAACTCTCGCTTGCTCCATTTGTTGCTTTCCACATCGGCCTTGCCGCGCATGAGCATTGCAGCTTGCAAGATCGGCATGGTGAGCGAACCGCTCGACTTCGAGTGAATCGCAAACGCACCTGGTCGAGAATCGCGGCTTGCTTGTAAGCGTTCGCTACGCAAACACTCAAGCTCGACTTTCTCAAACGACCAGCCTTTTTCGATCGCGTGAGCGGCCAAGTCCACTTGCGTCTGACCTACAGTGTAAGTCGGACTGCCATGCTTGGCGCATAGCTTGTTGATTGCGTTGGCTCGGCTGGTTTCTTGAGCCAGTTGAGCGCGGAGCAATTGCTTGCCGCTGGTTGCGGTTGCTTTCTTGGCAGTGGCTTTCTTGGCCATCGCTTTTTCTTCTCCCATTTCTGCGGCCATGTCATCGGGTGGCGGTTGCTGTGTATCGTCTACAGCCCCCTCCGCTCCCATCTCTGGCGCAACTTCCGAAGTTTCAGCGGAGTCTTCCGCCTGGTCTGCGTACTGTTGCATCAATACTGATTTCAATTCCTCGGAAAGTCCTGCGGGATCAAGTCCGAGAGACGAAACCCATTCCTCAAAAGTCGGCATGGATAATCCCCCTTTTGCCTTTTGTGCCAGGACTTCCGCTACTGCCTCACTGTCCCCTGGCACGGTGACAAATGAGATTTCCTCAAGTGAGGAACGTGTAACAATCAAAAGTGGCCCTTGAAAGTCGCGGCCATTGACGGTGATCGACTGACCTTCGCCAATTGTGTCGTACTCAAGGGTATGTAGCCCAACGCTACACTTCCACGGAAAGCCCGTCTTGCCGCTATTGACCACCTCTTGCGAATCTTCGTTATCAAAAGAGAACACGCCTTCTGCGACCAGTTCGGAGCCTTTATTGATAGTGGTTGTGTGTCCTACCGGTCGCGTGGTGTCGTGATCTCTGTGAACGGGTAAGCTATCGCTCTGAATGCTCATGCCAGCCAAATCGGTAACGACTGGGCCGCTCCAATTGATCGCCAGCTTCGGGTACATCACTCCGCCCGAATAAGCGTACAGGCGGAAACGTGGTGTCCCTTCGGCGCTGAGCTCCAAGCGGCCATCGGCTGTGAACTTGAATTGCTGTTGATTCTTTTTGGCAACTAGGCTCATGCTTTGGTCAGTCCCGTTGGTTTGGGATCAACGTAAATTTGCGAGGTACTGATGCCGTATCCAACATAGCTCACAAATTGGCCGCTTGTGATATCGGCCTCTACCGCAATAAGCCCTACCGTACTTGAGACAACGTAAGTCGTTCCAATCGCAACCGTTGCTCCGATAATCATCGGGCCAAGTTCAATTCCGATGAAATCACCATTGGTAGCTGCCGGCGTCAATGCGACGCCTGCTACCTCAGCTTTTGCGGAGCCATCGTTGTTATCTGCGCGGTACGCCTTATTGTCGCTGGTTGAAATGTAGTAGGGTTGCCCTTGCGTCAGGGCTTCGCCCGCATTGCGGCGCACTGTTCGCGTTTCGGTCGAGCCAATGGCCACGCTAGCTGCTGTGATCGTAAGGTTAGCCATCGCTCAACACCTCCGATTCGCTGGGCTCACTGTCATCTTCAGGAAGTGGCGTGTCAATGGTTCCATCGCTGGCATCATCGAGTAGCATCGCAATGTTATCTTGAGACAATCCGATACCGCTGAAAAACACCGTGGCAACACTACGATTGATTTTGCCGTCTGCAAAGTCTTGGAGCACATCCATAATCGCCTTGCGGTTGCGGTTCCACTGAAGCCTTGAAAGCCCCATGAATTCGCCAGTGGATTGCGGAGTACCTTCCGTTGCCTGGGCACCGGCTGAAGTGGGTGTGCCAGCATCGGCTTGTTGCTGCATAACCATCGCTTGCTCTTGCGAGACCATGCCCCAGCGTTTGCGGCGCTCAACCTGCTCTTCCATCTGTTGATAGAAGGTGTCGGGGTCGATATTGTTCATCGCAAGGTACTGGGCCTCGGTCATCAAGCCTTCTTTAATCAGCGAAATGGCCACATTGGCATCGTCAAGCGGATTGATAGATTCACGCGGTGGCCATGTCCACTTGTGCGGGATCTCTTCGTAAACGGCGATCGGTGGCAGGTAGCCTGGAATCATCAAGGCTTCATCCAGCCACCACTCAAAGATACGATCGAAGCAATCTTGCTCCCACTCATCGCGGGTGATCTTCACATCGTGCCAGTAGGTCTGGTCATCCATCTTGGCTGATGAATAGTTGTAAGACGCAGAACTACCCAGCGTCTTGTTAAACGGCATGTGAAGGCAGCGGGCAATCTCTGTAAGGATTGCATCACGGAATCCTTCGTAGGTGCTCGTGGGCTGTTCTGGCCGGAACTGGGCCATCTGGTAGCCGTTGGGAAGTGCGGTCATCATGCCACGATCAATGGTCGTGGTCGAAAACGGCAAAACGGCATCGGTTGTTGAATCGTAAGCATTAGCCGCTGTCTGAATCACCGCCGCAAAATCGGCGGCAATTTCAGCCGCTTTAATGGTAGCGTAGGTGTAACGGCGGAGATCCGCAAAGAGCGGCAAAGCTGGCGTAACTTCCGGAATACCGCGTGCTTGGCCTGGGCGTACTCGGCGGAATAGGTGGATCATATCTTCCGCAAAAATATCCTCTTTCTCAAACGAATTGAGCACCCACATATCGCCGGGGTGTTGCTTGAGAACGTGATAAATTGTCGGATTGCTGAATCGATCGAAGATGATTCCATCGACGCGTCCCGGCATCCCCTCAATCCAACCAGGCGTGGAAACTTGATCGGCCTCAATCAACTGGATATCAAGTTGCACGCGGCAACGTGTCTTCGGATTGTTAATCCGAATCATAAATACTTCACCGTCCACGATCTGGGCTAGTCGTGCGGTTCTTAGCTTACGCTGAAGATGGATCGACTTGGCCCACTGGTGAAACTTCGCCTCAATTTGCTTGGCAAGGTTCTTATCGGGCAATTGAACCTGCAAACGCGGGCCGGTCGAAATAGTGTCATTCGCAAGGGTCTTGACGATACCGTTGGCAAACGAATTGCTTTGCAAGCACTCATAGCGGGCTCGCTTGCGGAGCGTTTTGCGGATCTCGTACGTGTTAGCCGCTGTCGCCGAAAGATCATCGGCGTAACGCCAATGCTTGTTATTGTCCACATCTCCACGGGCAGCATCGTAAGCAGCCGACAAAGAAAGAGCGCGAGAACGCACGGCGGATAATTCCGATACGCTCTTGGCTGTCTTGATTTCTTTGCCGTACTGGTCAAGTAGCATTGGCTATCCTAATGGTGGACCGTTTTTAATCTTCGAAAACATCAAGCCGCGCCAAGGGCTCGACGTGTTCGCGTTGGCTGCTTTGTGGCGATCGGCATCAATGAGTTCTTGCGTCGATGCCCTGGTAGCGGAAGTGCCATCGACCGAAACACTCGACGGCTTCGCGGCTGCGGCTGCAATTTCTTCAGGGGTAAGAGTGCCGTCTGCATTGGGCATCAGTACATCCTCACCGATTCTTGGCAGGAACCAACGCGGGCGATCATGCTAGATGGCGAAGTTCCGCTGGCGCGAGAAAGCCGGAGTTTGCCGGGTGGAAGTTCAAAGAGCTTGTAGCCTTTTGCGGCCAAAGCAATATTGGTGCTGCTAGCGTACTTCTCGGTGACGGTGAAGTAATTCGTCCCACCGTTGGGCGAGAATTGCAGCGTATAGGTGGCACCATCGAACGTGCCATCCATAAAAAGAGCACCGGTCCCGCCCTGCCAATCCATAGCAACGCCGGTCGTTGCTGTCGCTGGAATATCGATGGTAATCAAATCTCCGCCC